CATTATCTGAAAGCCCAGAAATGTAATCTGGATCAGATATAAGATCTGATAGTTTTGACTTAGCAACCTCAACATCTACCTTATCCCTAAAGAACATCTCAGTGTTCCCACCAAAAGGCATTGAGAAGTCATTCTGGATTACATGTTGAACTTCATGGAGAAGAGTAGTTTGGAGATCCTTTGCGGATCTATGAGTGTTTAGTGTAATCTCTCGGAGATTTGGATTGAATGCACCACCACCAAAACCTTCTGGGTTTCCGCGGACAGTTACACTTTCTAGTGATCCTGGGGAGAGTTTTTTAAGCTCCGGATGGTTAAGAAGATCTACCAATAACTTTGGACGATCATCCAATTTCGCAACTAACGCTTTTTCTGCCCTACCATCCTTATACTTCAAAATTCTGGGAAGTTCTTGCACATAAGGCATTCTTAGTGAACTGCCCTGATCAGAAACTACACTTCTTAGTCCAGCACCTGTAGGGTCTGCATAAATTCCTGTCCTAGTGAATACTTCTTGAGCAGAGAGTCCTGCATCAATTAACCTATCAGCTTCCTTAAGCTCCCCAATAGACTTACCTGCGGCGAATGCAGGAAGAATTATTGCCTTACCAGCACCTATTGCTCCAGCAGGATTAATCATGGAACCAAGAAGTTCATCTACACCGCCTTCACCACTCTTTGTTTTTATTCCTGTCATGGCTTCAAAGAGTTGCGCCGACCTATCCTTTTCTCCTAGAGTTGCTGTATCTCCTGCGAGTTTATCAGCAACATCCATTAGGAATCCAGGAAGATCGGTAGTAACTGCCTTGGCGAATCCAGTTAGGAAGTTCTTTGTGGATTCTAGGCGCTCTTGTCTTTGTTTTTCAACAATCGCAAGAGCTTCTTCAGAGGAGATTCTAGGAGATGCCATCTTTCTCTTCTCGTTTCTGTGAGGCTATTGCTCTTTCTTTGAGATACCAATCTCTTAGGAGTTTGGCAGATTGAAGGAGCATGTAAATTAGGGTGGCCCCAGAAACAAGAATAGCACCAACAGTGCTAATGTCTTGGAGACTCCAGGAGCCAAGGACTCCTACTAAACCAATGGAGGCCTTTTGCATGATTTCTTGGGTTTCTGTTTTCATGTATAGGTCAGAATGGTGATGTTTCAACTTCAGATCGAACACGGAGGGCCCCGAAATCTTGTAAGTTTATTGTGAGTCCGGAGGTAATGTATTCTCCGTACAATTCGATAACTTTCGGGGCGTAGGTTAGTAGGTCCAAAATTCCATCCGTATTGTTTGTTTTCAGGTAATTAAAAGAAGTTACCTGAGAAAATACCTGGGGCCTCACTGCATTTAGGAGATATATTTCTCCGGCTAGTAGGGCTTTAAACATCTCCAAGATTCTTGAGTTCTTGGATTTCTGTCCTGAGTAGATGTCTACACAATTTATACCAATGATTCCCATTTGCTGGCAGATGAAATTATGCCAATATAGGTAGGAGTATTGGTATGCATTTGATTCAACCGCGATGAGAGTGCAGTTGTATTTGAAGCAGAGTTTAAGAGATTCACGAATAGAATCGCCAGGGGATAGCTTTCCTTCAATTATCTCTATACATACAGGGCGACCGTCCCAGATTTCGAAATATCCGATAGATACTGCATCTGCATTGGCTTTGTCAGTTGCAGGATCAATGATTATATAATTTCCCTGGTGGATTCCACCTTCTTGGATTTCCTGTTCAAAAGGGCAGATAGGGATTTTAGAGATATCAATGTTAGTATTAACTGAAGCATTCTCATCGTTGAGTACCTCTGCATAAAAGATTTCTGGGCGACCAGCAGATAGATCATTTTCGAATTCACGGAGAAGCTGAGCGATAGGCTGTAGGTCTTCCCATAGAGAAGTCCCATCTGCAAGGATGCCACCAGCAATAAATTTCATCCATGTTGGGTTATGTTTTAAACGCCGCAGTAGGGACCACTTAGTTGGATACATGTTTGCGATGAAAACAAACAGGCAACCTTCTGGAGATTTCGCCTTCATCGCAGTACCGAACATCCAGGTCTCTAGATTAGTGGATACAGTCTCTGAGTCTGCATCTGCCCTGGTTTGGATATCATCAAAGATCATAACATCGGGGCGGGCATTTTCCAGAGTTATACCTCGGATGTCAGCTTCCGCGCCCGCACCCATTAAGATGATATTTCTTCCCCTAAACCCAAATCTCTTGAGATCCTGACGATCTGTATAGCAGGAAATTTGCCAGTCACCGAATACTCTCTTAATATTAGATTCAGAGAGCATGGAGATGATATCTGTGATTACGTTATTTGCCTTAGTTTGGGTGCCACAGATGATTAGGATGAATTGTTTCTTGGTAAAAAGGATGCAATACAGGACGAAGATCTTTATAAGCATGGTTTTTCCAAACCCGCGAGGTAAACCTATGGCGAGTTGGGAAAAATCACGAGTTTTGTGTACATAAGATAGGAGCCAAGTCCAGATTCCTTGGAAAACTGCAGGAAATAGGTACTTAAAAACAGTGGGGAGGGCAAGGGCAGCTAGGAAATCCAGAGAATTTTTGGCAGATTCCTCTACCTCAGCGGTTCTGAATGAAGATTCTTTGTAAGAAGGGGTATCAAAGATAGAATCTTGGGCAGCAGGTGTGGGAGAATCTAACTCCAGTTGTGTGGAGAGAGGAATTTTTGGGGAAATTGCCATGGGGAATTATTTTGTGGAGACTCGTGATAGGTAAACTTGCATGCGAAGTAGGTGTTCGCGGGCAGCTTCCTTGTTTTTCTCTTCCAGTCGCTTTTGTGTAGCCTTCTGAGAAGCGAGGGCCGCAGCTTTTTTAAGTGCTAGGGCTTCCATTGGTGAGTAGGTTGACATCTTGAGACTCCTTGTGCTTGGAGAGTAGTGCTTGCATTGACCCAGACTGTACAGTAATGAGGGGTTGTTGTCCAGCTTGAATGACTTGGTTGTTAACATTTACTGTAAACTTATTGGTGATAACTGTAGGCATGATAAGAGGAACAACTTCTTGGGAAGCAGTTATGGATTCTGGTGCGGACTGGCCACGACGTTTTGCAGAGTTAATGATCTGGTAGATTCTTGCAATTTCCATGGGCCTCATCAGGTATGGAATGCAATCAGCTAGTTTCTTCAGAAGCTTATCTTCTATTGTATCCGCCTTCTCATCTCGTTCGGAATGGGAAAGGAGATTTTTATATCGGAGTTCTGCGACTGCGTCAGCAAACTCATCTTTGGAAAGAAGTTGTGAGATGGCAGATTCAGTGATTCCTAAGGCAGCAGCAGTCTGGGCAGGTGTAACACCTTTCCCAAGAAGTACGAGGGCCCGTTCCTCAGTTCCGGAGAGGATGAGATTTTTAGCAGTTAATGCGGTGGTTGTCATGATCTCAATGAGGTAGAGATGTAGGAAGCATGGGTGGATATTACCAGGAAGGTGTTGAGATAGATGGAGGGATAATAGCGAAGCTATGGGTGGTTTAAGAGAAGTGGGAACTGAGGGGCTGGCAGAAATTGGGAAAAACTTTAGAAAATTGGATAGGTGTCTTTAGGAAGGGTCGCCAATAAAACCCCAAAAAAGTCCCAGGGGGTACCCTTGTTAGCTAGTACTAGCTTCGCTAGTAGCCGGGACCTGCACTACATCGGTGCGAGCTGTTACAACTGTAAAGCCGGTGCCTGTAAGTTTCGTGTAAGGTTGGGGGTGTGTAATAGCGTTGTAGGTTGATTGATTGATTAAAAGATTGATTGGAGTAACTGCGATGGCAATCAAGGTCCCCCGGACTGAATACGATACGTTAGAGCTGAGAGACATTCCATATATTGACTGGCCCCAGCTCTACAAAGACGCGGCACGACACATTCTCAGTTCGCCCCAACAATCCAGGGTATTCATGGAAACACTGCCAGGACTGCGCCAAGACTGGTTAGTGGCGAAAATCGAGGCATGGGAATCTTTCAGCATTGACGATCTGTGATTCCATCGCCATAGGGTTTTCCCTGCTAGCGCATCCATGCTAGTGTGAGAGAATCCTATACGATGCAATCATCCGATTGTGTCATCATCTGATAGGAGTAAGGCGATGGATGACTACGGGAATG